CAATACCTTCCTGCAGCCGCACGGCAGCATCAAACCCGGCCTGGCCGAACTGCTGAGACTTGGCGATCAGGCCGTCAATGCCGCTATCGACAGCAGCGAACGCTGCCTGAAAGCCTTGGCCGAATCCCTGCTCTAGTGCCTGCTGCTGGTCCTCGAGCTTGGCCTGAAGTTGGTCGAGTTCTGCCTGACGTGCAACGGCTTCGTCGGCCTGTGCTTGGTTGTCGTCGGCACGGGCTGCGGCCAGCTGCTCCGACACACGGGCCTGCTCACGCTCGACGGCCAGCAAGTCCTGCTCTAGGCGTGACGCCTCCTCGTTCGTTTGCAGGAGTTGGTCAAGCCTCTTGCGGTCGGCGTCTACCTGAGCCTCAGCGGCGTCGGTAGCGGCCTGGCGGTTCTGCTTCTCCTTGACGAGCTCAGCGTTTAGGTTCTCCATGAAGCCGTTCATGATCTCGATCTGGTCAGCAGTTAGATTGCCTTCGGCTGCCATCTGAGAGAACGTTGTCAGCGTGGCCTGGGACTGCTGAAGGAATACAGACGAGCCGCCCTCGGCGGTGGACAAGAACTGGTCGAGGTCTGCGGTGGCTGACGCTAGGTCGGCCTGGACTTGAACCTCCGGCAGGCGGGCGTTCTCAATCTCTGACCGCAGCCCACGAATGAACTCTTGGCCCGCACCTTGGCCTGCGGCCTCAGCGTCGCCGCCGCCAGTGAAGATGCTGTTAAAGGTGTTGGCCGCGTTTGTCGCAGCGGCCTCCATCTCGGCCGCGTTCTTTTTTGCAGACGCCTCAGATGCCGCAGCTAGGCCGGCCCCGAACTGCTCGAGGTCACTGCTGACGTAGCTGCCGAGAGCCTCAACGATTTTGCCGAACCCCATCAGCAGAACGTCGATGCCGATCTGGATCGCATTAAACGCAACCCGGATGCCCTCCGATGCGGTCAGGAGGATCTTGCTCGTCAGATCAAAGATTTCTGCAGCGTATGAGAATGTTTCGCCAAGGCTGCCGAAGTTTGCCACGAACTTGTCGAAGATGCCGGCGAAGTATTCAGCACCTTTCAGCAACACGTCAGTGATGGCGTTGGCAATGCCCGTGCCGCCTTCGCCAGTCGTTCCGTTGAACTCCTCGACGAACCTCAAGAACTCATTCGTCACGGCCGTCACCGCCGGGGCAAGATTGCCAATCACCTGCCCGATGATGCCGTTGATGGTGGCGGACACTAGGTCGAACGCATCGTTCATATCAGCCACGTTGTTGACTTGCGTCTCGCTGATGATGACTCCGAGACGCTCGGCCCTGGCCTGAAGCTCCTCGATGCTGGCCGCACCCTCACGAAACAGCGGAGCCAGTGCGGCACCCTGCCTGCCAAAGATGGCAACCGCAGCGGCAGCACGATCCGCAGCCGTTGGCAGTTGCGAGATGGCCGCACCAATCTCTGAGAACTGTTGCTCTGGCGACAATGCCCGAAGGTCAGCGAGCGAAAGGTTGATGCCCTTTAGTGCCTTGTCGAGTGCGTCGCCTGGCGTTGCCTTGCCGATGTTTACGGCCAGCTTTTGCACGGCGGTCCCGAACTGCTCTGTGTCCACGCCGGCCAGTTTGGCCGCAAGCGAGTAGCCCTGTAGTGCCTCGACGCCAATGCCGGTACGTGCAGACAGGTCATTTAGAGAATCGACGCCGGCGTTGACAGTAGCGACAAGCGAACTGACGCGGCCGGCAACGTCACGAAAGACGTTGCCCATCGCCTGAATGCCTCCAACGAATAGGCGGCCAATCTCGATGTTCGCCAGGATGCTTGTGTTGCGGGCGAGTGCCTCAATGCTCTTGTCGGTTTTCTTGGCTGATTCTCCAACGCGGTCAAGGTCCGAGCGTGCCTTCTGAGAAGCACGGTTGTACGTCTCTTGCGAAATGCGGCCCGCCCGCAGCTGCTCGTCTAGTTCGTCGATGGTCCTGCTGTATCTCTCCGTAGGCGAGATGTTCGCCTCTGTGATCTCGGCCGCCCGCTTAAACGCAGCAGACTCTTTCTTGATCTCATCGGTGAGCCGTGCGTACGACTCGGCAAACGCTTCGGCACTGATGTCGCCACGAGCCAGGCTGTCAGACAAGTCAGCCAATGCCCTGTTTGCATTTGCCTGGGCGGTCGCTGCGGCCTGGTTGGTTTTGGTGAACTCATCGAAGACAGACGTGGCTTTGGCTGCCTGCTTGCCGAGATTCTCTAACGCCCTCTCCGCCGGCGTGAGGCTCTTCACGACGCCAGATGCGTCGGCTGAAACCTTCATCGCAAGTGAGAGGATATTGGCCATAACTATTCAAACATCGCCGAGAGCTTCGCCAACTCCCTGGCCATCTCCTCTGTGGTCTGCGGTGGTTTCTCTATCGGTACAAAATCTGACGCCTTCGCCGCTTTTCCTCGCTCGCTGTACGGGGCCAGGATGGCACTCGTGAGCAGTCCCGTCTGTTGCCATGGATCCGGCAGAGCGTGGTAGTAGCGGGTGAAGGCCACCCACTCACTCAACTCCTGCGAGTCCATGCGACGGGACAACTCCCTGACCGTCATGCCTAGGTGCCCGGCGAGGCGAAAGAGAAACCTTCGCATCGGCCGGGCCTTTAGTTTTTTGCTAACTCCTCCACGTCATCCGAGGTCATGTTGTTGTGCTTCATCGCCTTGTCGAACAGCTTCGACACGACGGCCGAAGACTTCTTTGCCAGCTGCTCGATGCCCTTCTCGTCGAAGAGCCGGTCGCCCGTCTCAGGATGGCACAGGCAGCGGGCCAGATACTTCGTGCGGAAGTTGTCGATGCCGGTGGACTTGTTGCCGATCCACTCACGCTCGTAGCTGTCTCGCTCTTCCACGGTCATCACTCGGATGCCAAGCACCAGCGGCTTGCCATCGGCGTCCTTCCACTCCTTCACCGTCACCTTCAAGAGCGACAGGTCATCAGAGGCAAGAATCTGGGCGGCGAGTTCTGCAACGGTCAGGGCCATGGGAGCTCCTAGGATTGAATGCGTAACGTGACGCCGTAGCGGGCAACGTCGTTGACAACGCCCGTCAACGTGAACCGCTCGAGCACGGCCTTGCCTGAGTAGGCGAGCCCGCCGCCAGTGATGGCGACCGCAGCCCGCTTGCCATACTTAGCCGTGGAGATGTTCGCAGTCGTAAGGCACGCTATCTCTATAGTGCCCACGTCAAGCGTCCACGTGCTCCCACGAGCAAGAGGCAGCGAGCCGCCGTGCGTGACTCGCAACTCGGTGACTTCGCCAAAGTTGACGGAGTCCCAGGTAGCGGTAACGCCAGTCGCATACGTAGCCATGACGGTCCTCCGTCTGGCTTACCGCTCGAGCTTGATCGTCGCCTGGCCCCGGATGGCGTCCTGCGTCGCAAGCGTCAGCGTCGAACTCGTCACGGTGCCAGCCTTCGCACTTACGCCAGACAGAGCCGTGCCGCCAATCGTCAGTACGAAAGTTCCGGTGCTACGGTCAGCAATGAACGTCTTGCCGATGTAGTCGAACGTGACGCTGCGGCCGGTTTCGCCAGAGGCGGCACCAGCCAGCGGGAGCTCAAGAGTCTTGGCAGTCTCGCCAGCGGTCTGGCCCATGTGGCTAACGGAAATCTTGTCTTCGTCGGCCGTCGGGTCCGTTGCACTGACAACCACGTTGGTCACCGTGTAGGCAACGCTATTAAACGTCAGAACTGTGCCGGTACCGTCATGCGGTGTCTCGAAGGCCATCTGCTAGATCTCCTGCCAAAGGATGGAATACTGTTGGTTGACCGTCAGGATCGGCGGCAAGTCTCCGCCGGCCAGCTGCACCACGCCGTCAGACTCTGTGTCTAGCGACACGTTTCGGACGCTCACGTAGTTTGCCACCGATGTGCCGTACCCATCCAGCACCTGACGCACCTTGTCAGCGATGTCTCGGGCCTCGCCATACGTTACAGCGAACACGTCTACTGCCAGCAAAACCACACCCATGCCCATCGGGCCACCGAGCGTTTGGTTTCTCTGGACGCCTGTACGCCGCCAGGTCACGAACGGCAGATCTGCCGAGGCGGGTGCCACCACGGGATAAACACGCTGGCCCACCACGGCAGCAACTGCAGGGTCTGCAACTAGGGCATTGGCCAGCAGCTGCTCTGGGCTCTTGAGTGGCATTGGTCAGCCTCCTGCGGCTTCGATCGCGCCGGTGATGGTGCCGGTGCCTGACAGGGCAACCTTGGCTAGGGCGGCATCTAGGGCGATCCCAAGCTCACGCCGCAGGATCTCGCCTATCTGGCCTTGCGTCTGCGTGAGGGCTGTCTGAACAGGCGGCCTGCCTGCCCTGCCGCCTGCCGGCGTTGCTGGGATGCGAATCGCACCCTGACCCTTTTTGCCCTTCATGAAGAACGCATAGGGCTGACTCTTCGTGCCGTCCGGGTTGATGTCGAACGGCCCGCGAGCCGCAAGGCTCGAAGCGATGATGGCACCCTGGCCCTTGACCTGGTGAGTGGAGATGGCGGCGACCTTGCCAGACTTCATCCGGCGGGTGTGGGCCTTACGCTGAAACTTCTTGTTTGAGACCTTGGTGACCACCCGCTCTTTGGTGCCGAACTCCAGCCACCACTGGTGGAAGCCACGCTCTTTGCCGAGGCGAACGCTGCCGGCCGTGGCTGTGCCCTTCTCTTTCTGCGACTGCCGATAGCCCACGAGCCCAACGGCCCCGCCGTTCTTTGGGTACTCGACAACCTTGTAATGAGCGGCTCTCTTGAGGTTGCCGGTAGGGCCCACCGGCGTGACTTCACGCAGACGCAGGTACGCCGGCCAGATGGCACGCTCTAGAGCCTCGCCAAGAACCTTGGACAGCCCGGCATTGCCGTCCGGCCCGAACACATTACGCAACGCATCCTGTGCCCGTTGCAGGTCGCCAGCGTCAAGGCTTATAGCAATAAAACTCACGTCGCCTCCTGGCACAGCAACTCGTGCTCGGTGCGATTGCCGTGCTCGAGCAGGCTCACGATCTCCAGCGTGCGGCCACGCCAGTGGAGACGCATCTGCTGAGTGAGCCCGCTGAGATACCGCAGGCGTACCCGATGGCTGGCCTCGGTCTGCTGCTGGCCCTGGAGGAAGAACTCACGGGACGAGATGCCTTCGACGCTGGCCCACCGGGTGGCAAACGTGCTCCACGTCTGCACGGCCTCGCCAAGCGTCGTGCGGCTGTCGGTCGCCTGCTCCACCGTTACTCGCTCGCGTAGTTGCCCAGCGTTCAATCTGCACCCCACATGATGATGGTGTAGGTGCCGGTGCCGGATTCGGGAAGCACTTCAATCGTCGGCTCAGTGGCCGTGCTGAACTGCGTCACAGCCACAACGTTGCCCTTTGAGCACACGCGAAACTGCTCGGTGTCAATGTCTGAAAGTTTCGCTAGGCTCGCACCGCTCCACGAAAACGCAATGTGTGCCGGGTTGCCGAGCAACGCAAACTCGCCAGAGGCTTCTCGGTAGCTGGCGTAGGTGATTGTCCGGCCAGCCGTGCTCGCAGTGCCAGTGACCACGATGGCCTTACCGGTTGTGTAGCCTGTGCTGGACGCAAGCGACAGCACCTTTAGCCGCTCGCCTGAGCGGTCGTGAAACAAGGCGTCTACAGTGATGCGGCCGTCGATGCTCATGAGCCAAACAGCAAGATGGTGTAGGTGCCTGTGCCGACGCCTGCGTTCATTACCGGCGAGACGCTGCTGCCTTCATATTCGGTGATTGCAATGCGGCTGCTTTTGCTGGACAACGTTATCGCCGTAGGGTTCGTAAGAGTATCGGCTATGGTGCGTTCGCTCATGCCTGACCAACGAAACGCTATGCGAGTGATCGCCGATAGTTCGACCTCTGAGCCGCTAGCATCTCGGTACGGCGTGATGCCGAACTCATTGAAGGTGACCTGAGCCGTCCCCGCAGTTCCAGTAATCACCGCCACCTTGCCCGTAGTGTACTCCTGCGAGTCTTGCAGTGTCAGCACGTTGATGGCGTTCGTGCCGTCTGTGTCGTGAAACACCACGTCAACGCTGATGCGGCCTTCCACGCTCATCGGTAGGAGCCCCAGCGGTGCGAGTCGAGGAGTGACTTGACGCCGAACGGCACTTCGTTCAGCGACCCAGACTCAGCCGCGGCACGCTTTTCGTAGAGGATGCCGACAACCATCAGGATCGCATGCCGAACCGCAGCCGGCACGCTTGACCCGGCACTGCCGTATCCGGCCCACCACGTGACGCTTACGGCGTTGTCGTCCATCAGGTGCGGCGGCCACGTCTGGCCATACAGCGTCTTCACCGCTCCTGGCGTGGCGTTGCGGTCCACCCTGAATGAGTTCGTGCTGAACGCCTGCGTGCCACCCGTCTCGGATGTGAACGTCAGGCTCACTGCGGTAGTCGTGCCGGCCAGCGACATAGGCGGCCGTGGCAGTTCAATATCCTGCGTGCCGTCTGGCGGGAACGAGTCGAACCGCATCACCCACTGCGTGTTGACGAGCGTGCGGTCTAGGTACTGTTCGCACCACTCACGGGCCGCAGTGATTAGCGTGCCGATATAGGTGTCATCGTCGGACACGTCCACCCGCAGATGGGCCTTGGCTTCGGCAACCGTGACAGGCTCAACGGCTGGCGATGTCTGGCGAGTCAGGCTTCGATACTGCACGGCGTCCTCGTCGCTTGGGTGTTGCGTCTGCTGTCTCTGCGTCGTGCTCGAGGGCTGCAGTCTCAATCAGCGTCTGGGTGTCGGGTACCGCCACACGCTGGGCGAGCAGCTGCGTAGCAAGCCCGCCAGGCACGTCGGCAGACTGGCCCTTCGCGTACCCTCGCCACGCTCGGCTGAACTTTAGTCTGACCATCAGGGCACACTCCATGCAGACTCAGGACGCTTGCCCGTGGTCGTGAACTCGGTCGTCCACTGGAAAACAGGGCCAGCCAACTCCTTGCCGGGCCACGTCACGACGTACTCGCCATGGCCCAAAACCACACGCGGCGAGACAAAGACACGGTTACCGCTCTCTCGCCAATTCCGCCACCAGTAGATGTCCGGGTCGATACGCCCGTCGTTCCACCCGCCATCGCTGTCAGGCTTGCTCCAGAACCACGGCTTCTTGCACCGCTTAAGGGCGGCCGTGCTGATGACCGTACATCCAAAATGTGCGCTATCGACTTCCTGCACTGGCTCCGCAAACCAAGAGCTCGGCACTGCGGTCTGCCCATCACCTGGCGGATCGTCGAGCGTGCCCTTGAGAGTCAGCATCGGGCGGCCGTCCTCCCGCTTCGTCTGTAGCCCAGTGAGAGCGTCACACTGAAACGTCATCGCCATCGCAAAGAGTTGCTCCACGTCCTCTTTGGTGAAGAACGTGTCGTAGTCGATGGCCAGCAGGTATTCGCACGAGTCAATGAACTGCTCCATCACCCTGGTGTTGACTTGGTCCCAGAACGCACCAGTGCCCATCGTGGGGCGAATGCCCAGCGGCATGA